AGCTAGGGAAAACCGAGTCTGGCAACAACTGGATCGGCTACTGCGTGGATCACGCGCCTGGCCCGATGATGCTGGTGCAGCCGACGGTCGATATTGCCAAGCGTCTATCGAAGCAGCGCCTTGCACCACTGTTCGAGGAAACGCCGCGGCTGCGCACCAAGATTCGATCGAGCCGCGACCGCGATTCCGGCAACACGGTCCTGATGAAGGAATTCCCCGGTGGCGTGATGATCATCACCGGAGCCAACAGTGCGGCCGGCCTTCGCTCGATGCCAGCTCGCTACCTGTTCCTCGATGAGATCGACGCCTATCCGCTCGACGTCGAGGGTGAGGGTGATCCGTGTGATCTGGCGATCGCTCGCGCCCGCACGTTTGCCCGTCGCAAAATCTACAAGTCGAGCACACCGACACTGGACGGGCTGAGCCGCATCGATTCCGCTTACAACGACAGCGACCAGCGCGAGTACCACGTTCCATGTCCGCACTGCATGGATCTGCAGGTGCTGAAATGGTCGAACGTGATCTATCGGCCTAAGCACGCGCCCACTGAGGCGGTCTACGCCTGCCAGCATTGCGGCTGCGAGATCGAGGAATACCACAAAACGTGGATGATGGACGAGGACAACGGCGCAAAGTGGATTGCCAAGCGCCCAGGCTGGCGTGGCGGCTTGGTTGCGGGGTTCGCTATCAACTCGCTGTACTCGCCGGTTGGCTGGTTCTCGTGGCTCGATGCGGCCCGTATGTGGGTGAAAGCGCACGCCAAAAAGGACCAGAATGCGCTGAAAACGTTCGTCAACACGGTCCTTGGCGAGACGTGGAAAGAGGTGGGCGATGCGCCAGACTGGAAACGGCTGTACGACCGCCGCGAAACATACCCAGTCAACACGATCCCGACAGAGTTGGTGCTGTTCCTGACCGCATCGGCGGACGTTCAGAAGGATCGGCTTGAGGTCGAGATCAAGGGGTGGGGCCGTGGTCGTAAATCCTGGTCTATCGACCACCGGATCCTGCTCGGCCAGTACACCGACAAGACGCCAGCTGGCCCATGGGCTCAGGTTGACGGGATCCTGAACGAAAGCTGGCGGCATCCATCAGGCCACATGCTGAACGTGTCCGTTATGGCCGTGGATGCGAGCGCGTACACGATGGAAGTGCGCGATTGGTGCCGTAAATACCCAATGACTCGCGTTCTGGCGATCAAGGGTAGCGACACCATGCAAACCCTGATCGGGAAGCCTCGTCCGGTTGACGTCGAGCTGAACGGCAACGTGATCAAGCGCGGTTTGCAAGAGTGGACCGTGGGCGTGAACAAGGGGAAAGAGGAAATCTACGGTTGGCTGAACCTAGACAAGCCTGTCGAAACCGAATGGCGTGATTACCCTGACGGGTACATGTTCATGCCGGAATATCCGGACGAGTATTTCAAGCAATTGACTGCTGAACACATCATCACGAAGACAATCAAAGGGTATCGGCGCACCGAATGGGAGAAAACCCGCGACCGAAACGAGGTGCTAGACTTAGCCACATACAACCGGATCGCAGCAGCGGCCTATGGTATGGACCGCCTGAACGATGACGAGTGGAAAATTCTTGAGGACAATTTGTCCAATACTGTGCCACAATCTGAAAACAACGAGCCTGCGAGACGTCGCCGCTCTGATTACTGGGGGTAATATGTCAATTTATACGATGGCGCAGTACGAACGACTCTGCGCTGCCATTGCCGAAGGCGCTTTGATTGTAAAGCACGATAACAAGACGGTCGAATACCGATCGCTTGACGATATGATGCGCATTAAAAACGTAATGGAGCGCGATCTTGGCTTAGTGCAGGCCAACGGTGGTCGCCGCGTTGCTGAATTTTGCAAGGGGCTTTAACCGTGAACATACTTGATAAAATCATTGAATACGTGTCACCGGAAGCCGGAAAACGCCGCACTTTTGCGCGTATGCAGTTAGAAATGGCTCGTGGCTATGAGGGTGCGAGCATCAGCCGGCGCACGTCAGGCTGGAATGCCGGAAGCCGCAGCCAAAACGCCGAGTCGAAAGGCAAGCTGAACACGCTGCGCAATCGAGCGCGGGATCTGGTGCGCAACGTGCCTTACGCGACGTCGGGGATCCGTGGGATCTGCAACAACGTGGTCGGGTATGGCATCGGTGTCCGGTTCAAGGCCGTCAACGGCAATCTGAAATACCAGAAGCGCTATCAGCAGCTGTGGGACGATTGGGCGAACACCACCAAGTGTGATGCCGATGGCCGTTGCACGTTCGCTGGCCTGCAGGAACTGGCGCTGCGCACTGTGGTCGAGTCTGGCGAGGTGCTGATCCGTCGGCGCATCCGTCGAGCCAACGATCCACTGCAACTGCCAGTGCCAATCCAGCTGCAGGTGCTTGAGCCTGATTTTATCGACGAAACGAAAGACGGCCTGAACGCTGACACCGGCAACACGATGATTCAGGGCAAAGAGTACGACAGCCGCGGTCGCTGCATTGCGTACTGGCTGTTCACTCAGCACCCTGGCGACTACAACTACCAAGCCAACCTGCGCAATGAGTCGATCCGCGTCCCCGCTGACGAGATTTGCCACATGTACCGGATCGATCGTCCCGGTCAGGTGCGCGGTGTGACGTGGTTCGCTCCGGTGATGATCCGGATCAAGGACTTTGACGAGTACGAAGACGCTCAGCTGATGCGCCAGAAAGTGGCCGCGTGTTTCAGCGTGTTCGTGCATGACGCAGAAGGGCCGCAGAGCGGTTTGAACGTCACCAAACCTAGCGAGCTGCCATCCGATCGAGTGACACCAGGCATGATTGAGATCCTGCCACCGGGCAAGGACGTGAGCTTTGCGTCACCACCAGGCGTGGACGGTTATGGCGAATACAGCAAGGTGAGCCTGCACATGATTGCCACCGGCCTTGGCGTTCCGTACAGCCTGATCACCGGTGACCAGAGCCAGACCAACTTTGCATCTGGCCGGATGGGTTGGCTCGATTTCAACCGTTCGGTTGAGTCATGGCGCTGGAACATGCTGATCCCTCAGCTGATGGAAAGCACGCGGGGCTGGTTCGTGGATGCGGCCAAGCTGGTCGGGTACATGGAACCGGTGACGGTCACGTATTCTGAGCCGCCACGGGAAATGATAAACCCGAAAGAGGAAATTGCAGCCCGTCGCGAGAAGATCCGCAGCGGCTATCCATGGTCGCGGGCCATGGCCGACGACGGGTACGATCCGGACGCTCTGATTGCCGAGATCGCTGAAGACAACGCGAAGTTTGACGCGGCTGGCGTGATTCTGGACACGGATGCACGTAAAATCGCGCTGACTGGTAATGCTCACACAGCAACACCGGGAGAAGCACAGAATAAGCCGGTAAGTAACGTATAAATCCGGCTGTTGTTTTTTCTGTTGAATGGTTTACACTAGTAGCAATTATCTGAGGTCATTATATGCCACAAAAGAATTTGCCGATGTTAAACGTGCGGGCCGATGTTGCGCCTAGCACGATTAACATCGAAAAACGCACAGTAGAAGTGGTCTGGACCACTGGCGCAAAAGGTTTGCGCTATGACTGGTACAACGACACCCGATACTATGAAGAATTGGAAGTGACCGAGAGCGCGATCCGTTTGGAGCGTATGCAGAACGGCGCACCGCTGCTTGACTGCCACAACTCATGGTCTAACCGATCAGTAATTGGTGTTGTCGAATCCGTTCGGATCGAGAACGGCAAAGGGATTGCCGTTGTTCGGTTCGCTGAAAACGATGAAGTGGCAGACGGCATTTGGAACAAAGTCAGTCAGGGTATTCTGCGGAATATTTCTGTTGGCTACAAGGTTCACAAGTACGAGCGCATTGCCGCGGATCCAAACTCCGAAGATCGCACGCCGACCTATCGAGCAATCGACTGGGAACCGAGCGAAGTAAGCATTGTTCCTATTGGCTTCGATATGGACTCACAAGTTCGCAGCGAAGCGACAGTATTTCCCGTAGAAATCATTGAACGCAGTGGCAGCACTGCCCTTAACGTAACCAAAGAGGTGCCAGTAATGGACGAAGAAGAAATCAAGGCTCGTGCTGCTGAAGAAGCCAAGCGTGCCGCTGAACAGGCCGCGAAACTTGCGGTCGAAACTGAGCGTAAGCGCAGTGCTGAAATCCGCCAGGCAGTTCGTGCTGCCCGCATGGAAGACAGCCTTGCAATGGACCTGATTGAACGCGGTGTGACCGTGGATCAGGCTCGTGCAGAAATTATCGACAAGCTGGCCGCTGTTGACGAGAGCAAGGAAACTCGTTCTCAGAATGGCGTTGACTTCCAGTTTGGCGGCAACCAGTCACGTACTCGTTCTGCGATGTCGAGCGCTATCCTTGCCCGCTTGGGTGTTCAGGATAAGAACGAAGACGCTCAGCAGTTCCGCTTTATGTCGCTTCAGGACATGTGCCGCTCAGCGTTGCAGGCGTCAGGCGTAAATACTTACGCAATGGCACCGATGGAAATGGTAAAACGTGCCATGACCACCAGCGACTTGCCGAACGTGTTCTTGGACGCGATGAACAAGCGCTTGCTGAACGCATACCGCGAGCAGCCTCAGACTTTCCGTCAGCTTGGCCGTAAAACCACGACCAACGACTTTAAGTCAATCAACGCGATCCGCATGTCGGCAGCTCCTGAGCTGTTGAAGAAAAACGAGAACGGCGAGTTCCAGTACGGCACTTGGTCGGATCAGAAAGAGACTTACGCCCTGGCGACTTATGGCCGGTTCACTAAGTTGACTCGCGAAATGCTGATCAACGACGACCTGAACGCTCTGGATCGCTGGATGACTGCATTCGGTTCGTCTGCTGCTCGTTTGGAATCGAAGCTGATTTACACTGACATGCTGTTGGCTAACCCTACCATGTCTGACGGCGTTGCACTGTTCCACGCTACTCACGGCAACTTGGGTACTGCTGGCGCAATCAGCACGGCCACTGTTGGTGGTCTGCGCACTCTGTTGCGTAAGCAGAAAGGTCTGGCAGGCGAAGAGCTGGACATTCAGCCGAAATACATCTTGGCTGGTCCGGATCAGGAAACTGCGCTTAACCAGTTCCTGTCTGGCGAGATCTACTCAGCCACTCAAGATGGCGTGGCCCCGGCTGCACTGCGTAACAGCATTGTGCCAATTATCGAAAACCGCGTAACCGGCAACCAGTTCTTTGTGTTCGCTGATTACAACCAGATTGACACGTTCGAGTATTGCTACCTGAACGGTTCAGAAGGTGTTTACACCGAATCTGAAGTGGAATTCCTGAGCGGCGACCTTAAGATCGGTGCGCGTCACGATTTCGCGTCTAAGTTCATCGATTGGCGCGGTGTTGCTCGCAACAACGGTCAGTAATGATTTAACGGGTGGCCTTCGGGCCGCCTAACCTATTTATTTGGAGAAGATCCGATGAAAAACAATGTTGCGAATGGTGAACGTATCACTTGGACCAATAGCACTGGTTCAGCTGTCGTTTCTGGCCAGCTTATTCGTGTAGGCGTTCTGTTGGCGGTTGCGTCAACTAACATCGCCATCGGTGCGACTGGCGAGCTTGAGATTGGCGAAGTCTATACCGTGCCTAAGAAGTCGGCAGACACGATTACTCAGGGCCAAGCTCTGGCGTATGACCAGTCTGCAGGCAACCTGACAAACAACCTAGGCGCTGCCGCGTCAGGCGATTTGACTGGCGTTGCGATCGCGTATGAAGGCGCAGCAGCAAGCACCACAACCGTCAAGGCTTGGTTGCCGGTAACTGGCGGCGGCGTGTTGACTCCGTAATGAGTCGTTTCAGCAGCTTGTACAACCAGATGGCCGGGCATCTTGTCCGGACATTTGGTGACGATGAGATCATTTACGTGCCGCGAGTTGGTGCGCCGTATAGCATTTCAGTCGCTAACGGTGCAGGCGGCATTTTTGAAGCCACAACACAGCTTGTGGATCCTGACACCGGCGCTGTCACCATCAGCAACCAGCCGAACGTCTATTTCAAACTGGCTGACTTGCAAGCCGAACCGCAAAATGGCGATCGCGTAACGGCGCGTGGCATCACGTACCGAATTGCTGAGCCGCTGTTCGACGGTCAAGGCGGTGTCACTCTGAGACTGATAAAATGAGCCATCAACGCACGCTGATCCGGCAGAAAGTGATCGAGCTTCTAACCAGGCAAAAGGACGACGGCGGCTATCCGACCATCGCTGGCACTCGCGTCAACAGCTCGCGTGTGACGCCTTACTGGGAAACCGAATTACCCTGCATCAACGTGTACAACGGCACCGATCGGGCGATCGTTTTCAATGAATCCCCGCGAGAGCTGAAACACGATTTTGTGCTTGTGGTCGAGTGCGTGGCTGATGCCAACGACATGCTTGACGATAATCTGGATGCAATGGCCCGCGAAGTAGAGCGGGTTTTCAGCATCAACGACACCCTTGAAGGTATGACCGCAGACGTAATGCTGGACAATACTGAAATGGCGATCCGTGAGAACGGTGATCGTCTAATTGGTGCAGCAAAGATAGAATTTCGCTGCGAGTATTACACATCGTGGCCGGATGCTATAGACTTACCACTGGATGATTTCGAAGGCGTTGATATGCAGTACGATATTCGAAATCAAGACGAAGCCGATCGAGCTAAAGAAATTATCGAGGTAGCCCAGTGAGTGAAGCGATTTTAAAGCCTTCGGACGGTCTTATCGTCCGTGATCCTGACACGTTAGAGCCACTGCCAGTCGAGGGTGCGGCCAAGCCGCTCAGATCTTACTGGCTGCGCCGTATTGATTGCGGTGACGTTACGATTGAGCTGGCGGGTTCTGCTGGCGCAAAAACTAAAACCAGTTCGGAGAAATAACCGATGGCGATTTCATTTAATACAATTCCGGCTGCCAACCGAGTGCCGTTTGTCTTTGTCGAGTTCGACAATAGCAACGCGATCCAAGGCAACCAGATCCTGCAGTTCCGTTCATTGCTGATCGGTGGCAAAACTGCGTCTGGCACCGCGGTAGCAAACACGCTCGTGCGCGTGACAAGCGTGGCCCAGGCCAAGACGCTGTTCGGCGCCGGCTCACTCTTGGCTGGTCAGGCTGAGGCGTACATTGCACGCGACAGCTACACCGAGCTGTGGGCTATGCCGCTGCTGGATAACGGCGCAGGCGTTGCCGCTACAGGTACGCTGGTTTGCTCTGGTACCGCGACTGCAGCTGGCACGGTCAGCATGATGATTGCCGGCCGCAGGGTGCAGGCTGCTGTTGCTAGTGGCGCAGCTTCTACCGCTGTGGCGACGTCAATCAACGCAGCAATCAACGCCGTGGCCGACCTGCCTGTTAGCGCTTCGGTAGCTGCCAGCACAGTGACGCTGACCGCGAAAAACAAAGGCGTCACCGGCAACGATATCGATATCCGCTTGAACTACTACGATGGCGAAACGACAGCGCCAGGTGTCTCGATCGCGATCACGCCAATGGCGTCAGGGGCAACGAATCCAGACATTACGACGGCACTGGCTGCCCTTGGCGATGAGTGGTTTCACTGCATTTCCTGCGCGTACCGTGATGCGGCGAACCTTGCAGCACTGAACACCGAAATGGATAGCCGGTGGGGGCCGCTGCGCCAGATCGACGGCCATGTGTTTATGGGCGCGACTGGTAGCGTTGCCACACTGACCACGTTGGGCAACACGGTGAACAGCAAATACCTGTCGTTCATCCCAACACAAAACAGCCCGACGCCAAGCTGGGAAATCGGCGCAGAAGCTACGGCGATCGCTGCCTACTACGGCGCAATCGATCCAGCTCGTCCGTTGCAGACTCTGGAATTCGCGTGGACAAAAGCGCCTGCACTGACTGCCCGTTTCACTCAGTCTGAACGCAATGTGCTGCTGTACG